AAGGAACAGTAGGTTCTCCATCTGCTTTTGGAACTGTTCAAGGATGGGACAAGCCAACAAAAACATTAAAATTAACAAATATGTTTGGCGTTTTTGCATCTAATACAAATATCATTGGCTCTGAATCGTCTGCCACTTATACTATAAATTCTTTTGATGAATTAAATAATCCACAAAAAAGAGATGCTTGGGATAATAAAATAATTGAGGCGGAATCAGAAAGTTATATCGATGATTCCGAATCAAATCCGTTTGGTATGCTATAAAGGAGTTTATTCTTGAGCACAAATTCCCACTATCACAAATGCATTAGAAAAATAACAGCTTCTTTTGCTTCGCTTTTTAATAATATCATTCTCATAAAAGATGATGGACAAAGAATAGTTGTTCCAGTTGAATATGGAGAAAAAGAAAAATTCATTAAGAGATTACAAGGAGATCCAGAATTAGATAAAAAAATTCAAATATCTCTTCCAAGAATTTCATATCAAATGACAGGATTTTCTTATGATAAAGAGCGAAAATTAAATACTAACAATAAAAATTTTTCCATAAATCCGGCAAATTCAGATAATGCTTTCATGCAATATAATCCTGTTCCATATGATTTTGATTTTGGTGTAACTGTATACACCAGAAATGTGGAGGATGGTAATCAAATAATAGAACAAATATTACCATATTTTACAATCGATTATTCTATGAGAATTAACCTTATTCCAGAAATGGGAGTATCAAGAGTAATACCTGTAGTTCTTAATGGAGCAAAACAAATAATTGATGCGGAAGGAATGTTCAATTCTGAAGTACGGACAGTAATGTGGACATTAAACTTTACCGTAAAAGGATATATTTTTGGTGCAGTTAAAGACGTTCCAATTATCAAAGAAGTTAACGAGACTTTTGTCAACTCTATTGGAGGTTCTTTAGATTTAGGTGAGGGGACTAATTGCAATACTAATGGTTCTATGAACTTCTTAATGAGTGCTAATGGATTTGGCGATTATATCAATTCAGAATATATATACCAAGGACAAAATTATGATCTAGCTTATGCTACCGGAAAAGTGGGTAATTGGAATACTAATGCTAATACAAAGCATTTATATATAACTGATATAATAGGTAAATTTAAATTAAACCAGCCTATTGTTGGTACTGATTCTTTTGCAATACATGTTCCAAACGCAACAACTTCCAATAATATACTAGCATTCACAAAAACATACACTCCAAATCCTAATACAGCATTTGCAAACTCTAATTGGACTATTGAAACAAGTGTAATTGAATATAATAATTAAATATGAGTAAATTTGACGAAAAAATGAGTTCGTTCCTTGGTGTTGAACCAACCAACTCCGATACTAATATTCCATCAACAATAGATCCTATTGTACACGAAACTTTGGATCTTGATCTAAAAAAAGATTATGAAATTGCTAGAGAGAACTTTCATGATTTAATAGAAAAGGGAAAAGAGGCGTTTGATGATATCATAACTATCGCCAGAGAATCAGAGAAGGGTAGGGATTTTGAAGTTGCTGCAGGTATATTAAAAAACGTTCTTGACGCAAATCAACAAATGTTAGACCTTCACAAGAAAATCCGCGAAATAACTAATTATAAACAACAAAAAGACGAAAAAACTACAATTAATAATGCATTGTTTGTCGGTTCTACAACAGAATTATCAAAGATGTTGAAGGAATTGAATAGTCAAGAAAAAAATGTAAACTAAATGAGTGATGTAAATAACACCGCATACCGTGCAAATATATTACTCAAAAGATGCGGTGTAAAACTAGAATACACAGAAGAACAATTACAAGAGTACATAAAATGTTCTCAAGATCCTATATATTTTCTTACTAGTTACGTTAAGGTCGTTCACGTCGATAAGGGAGAAATCCCATTTGATTTATATCCGTTTCAAAAAGAAATGATAAAAACTATACACCAAAATAGGCGTGTAGTTGGGAGAATTGGTCGCCAATCTGGAAAATCGACAACAACCATAGGATATATTCTTTGGGCAACACTATTTAATTCAAATTACACTGTTGCATTTTTGGCGAACAAGGGCAGTTTGGCTATAGAATTGCTTGATAGATATCAAAAAATGTATGAATCTCTACCTCTTCATTTACAACAAGGTGTGGTATATTTCAATAGAGGATCAGTAGAATTAGAAAACGGTTCTAAAGTAATTGCTGCAGCAACATCCTCATCAGCAATCAGAGGAAATTCGTTTGCACATGTTGTATTGGACGAGTTTGCTCACATACCAAATAATTTAGCAGAAGAATTCTTTGCTTCTGTATATCCTGTAATATCTTCTGGCGAAAAAACCAAATTAACTATGATTTCAACACCATTCGGGTTGAATTTATTCTATAAAATATTTACTGATGCTAAAGCTGGAAGAAATGACTATGCTTGTATAGACGTTCATTGGACAGATGTTCCCGGAAGAGATGAAAAATGGAAAGATGAATTCATACGTAATACGTCTCTTCGCCAATGGCAACAAGAGATAGAATGTAATTTCCTTGGTTCTACTAACACCCTCATATCAGGCGAAAAATTAGCAACGCTTACATATAAAGAACAAATTGGTAAATATTCTGATATGGTTATTTACGAACATCCTGTTAAAGAAGCATACGATAATGATACAGGAGAATTTCTTAATAAGGACCATTTATATGCCATTTCTGTTGATGTATCCGAAGGAAAAAATTTAGATTATTCTGCATTTTCAGTCTTTGATATTTCTTGTATGCCATATAAACAAGTTGCTATTTATAGGAATAACGCCATTCCCCCTATGTTATATCCAACGGTGATCAAAGCTTGTGCTGAATATTATAATAACGCACATGTTTTAATAGAAATAAACAACAATCCTCAAGTTGCTTCTACATTAATAGAAGATTTGGAATATGAAAATGTATTGAAGGTTGCTTCTGGCAACAAACGAGCGCAAACAGTATCTCTTTTTGGTGGTAGAAATGTTGCACTTGGGTTGAAAATGAGTCCTTTGGTTAAAAGAATTGGATGCTCAACACTGAAAACACTAATAGAAAATGATAAGTTAGTTATTAATGATTTCGAAACCATTTCTGAATTAACAACATTTGTCCAAGAAGGACCGTCATATAAAGCAGAAGAAGGGTGTAATGATGATTTAGCAATGACTCTTGTAATTTTTTCTTGGCTTGCAACACAAAAATATTTTAAAGAAATAGTTGAACATGATATTAGAAAACAATTACAACTAGAACATTTTAATTTTAGTGAAGAAGAGCAATTACCAGCAATGGAAGTTGATGATGGTATTAGTGTAAAACATTTCATTGAGGATGGTGCTGTTTGGATAGAAACCAATAACCCCGATCCTTATGGGTCTATCTTATCGGATATGATGGATTTTTGATTCCATACTAAAAAACAGCATTTTACTAAATAATAATATCAAATTATCATTAATTTAGGAGATAAAAATGAGTGTTTTAAACATGCTTTCGCCAGGAATTTCTATAAAAGAGGTAGACCTAACAGGAATTGTTCCCGGTGTATCCACTTCTGTAGGTGCTTATTGTGGAGAATTTAATTGGGGTCCAGTTGAAGAGCCTATGTTAATTGCTAACGAACTTCAACTAGTTTCTGTTTTTGGTAAACCTACAGCAGATACTTCCGATTCTTTCGTCGCTACGTCTTTCTTTTCATGTGCAAATTTCCTTGCATATACTAATTCATTATACGTTACTCGCGTGGTTAATGCTAACTCAGCATTAAATGCTTCTACTAGCAACACCGCTAACAAAATTCTGATTAAAAACAGAGAAGATTATGATAATAACTATCTTTTCGCCAACAACCAATTTTTATATGGGGATATAATTGCTAAATATCCCGGTAAAAAAGCAAATGGTCTAAAAGTTTCTGTTTGTGCGAACACACAAACCTTTTCTCAATGGCCGTATAGATCATATTTCGATAATGCTCCTAGCACTTCTTCTTATGTGATTGAAGCAACTGGTAATTCTTCTGCTAGAGACGAGTTACATATGGTTGTTATTGACAGTACTGGGCAATTCAGTGGAAAAGCTAATACTATTCTAGAAAAGTTTGCTTTTGCTTCTAAAGCAAGAGATGCTATGAGCATCAACGGAACTTCTTCTTATTACAAAAACGTTTTAAGTGAAACCTCTAATTATATTTACGCTCTAGACCCAATCGCTTATTCAGAAACCGCAAATACTTGGGGAAAATCATCAACAGATGTTCCAGCATATGGATCTCCAGCGAGTAATATTGAAATAGTATTAAACGGAGGTAGTGATGGTATGGAAGTCACTACAGCTAACCTAATTAATGGTTGGGATATTATCAATGATAAAGACAGATACGAAATTTCTCTCGCGTTTGTTGGAGCTTCTGCGGATAAATCTATTACCATTCCTCAACATATTTTAGATAACATCGTTTTAGGAACATCCTCAGAAACCCCTATTATCGGTAGAAAAGATACAATGCTTTTCGTTTCACCAAGATATAACGACGTTGTTAACCAATCTGGGTTTGAAATTAGTAATATTATAACAAACAACCAAGGTTTCTTAAGAACATTCAATAGAGAATCTTCTTATATTGTTGCCGATTCTGGGTGGAAATATCAATATGATAAGTACAACAATGTTTATCGTTGG